AGAAACCTCCTATTTTTTCTTTTCCAAAATTATATAATTTCATAGCTGCGTTTGGCTCTTTCTCTTTTTTATCTTCAGTCTTTTTAATTTTTCCAAGATCACCTAAATATTTTAGATTTCCGTTTTTATCCTTTTCTTCACCAATAATATTTTTTCTAACTTCAAAAACATCAAAGATAAAATCTAATCTCTTAATACCTTCTTTATATTCTTGCATATTAATTGTTCCTGCTTTGTAAGCTTTCGCTAAATCATTCTCGAATTTATTCTGAGCTTCATCAGGATTTTTATTTATAGTCTGCTTCATATCCATAAGTTTCAAACTTGCAGGCATTGGCAGCTTAGAAGGCTTAGGTAAATCTTTTTCTGTAAATTTACTTATAACTTTTAAATAAGCATCTTGAGGTGAATAGTTTTCGTTAATAAACTTATTATATTCCTGTAAGGCATTTATTGATTTTAATTTAGTTTTTGAAGCTGCATCTGCGCCAGTAGTAATTAAACCGCCTACATCTTTAACATCTACTTTTAATTTTTCTGAATAAAGTTTGTAATCATTAAACTTACCAGTATCTCTTCTATATTTTTCAATAATATTATTAAATTCAACGACATTACTTGGTGATACTTTATCAAGTATTCCTTTATCACCATTCAAAGCTGCTTGAAGATCATCAAAGTCTTTTACTGTTGCAGCTGCAACTATTTGAGCATTAATAAGATCAAGCATATCTTTATCTTCAGTAAATTCATCCTTAGCAATAAAATTTAATATCGCATTGTATTGAGCAGTATTAAGAGAACCTACTTGATACAAATCATATACTTGGTCCAAAGTTGGAGTAGCAGCATCTTTATCTATTTTACTGTTATTAATATTATTAACTATAACTGCAAAATTATTTAATTGTGTTTCAACTGTTTTCTTTTCTTCAGCGACTTGTTGTTGATCACTAATTAAAACATCTGAAATAGTTTTAGTTCTAGCTTTGTTTAATATTCCTTTTGCGCCTACAGGACCAAAATCTTTATTTATTTGTTCTATAACTTTTGGATCTGTTAAATCTAAATCGTTATTATCTATTTTCTTAATATAAATATTTTTGAGTAATAACTGATCTTTTTCTTTTTTCTTTTCATTTAATTTAGTTTCACCATAAAATTTTAAATTCTCTGCACTCTTAAAAAAGTTTTCATAATTTCTAAATCCTTCAATTCTATCAAGAGTATTATTACTTGTTTGCATAGTAATATAACTATTCAAATCATTATCTTTTTTAAATTCAGAGGCTTCAACGGATCTAGTTATAATTTCATTACCAAGCTGCAGACCAAGAGAATTTTTCTTGGATCTAATATACTTATTAACTACTGCTTCAACATTCTTGTTAGAAGCTTCAAACTCTATATTGTCTAAATCATTTCCAAAATTAAATACATCTTCAGTTTTTTTACTTCTATTATATTTAGCTTTTGCTTCAGTAATTTTTTGATTAACACCTGCAATAACATCTGACGCTTCGTTAGCATCTTCTTCAGCTTTATTCTCAAGAGCAATATCTTCAATTACTTTTCCTAAAGAACCAACTGCTTTTCCAAACTGAGTTGCTATTCCTAAAGGTAAAGTTGCTCCTTCTACATTTGGAGTATTAGGAGTTCTAGGTACTATTCCAACCTCTGATATTTTAATCTTAGCCATTATTTATACGCTCCTTTAAAATGGTAAATAACCTGCTGAGTTTGCCGTTGATAATAATGAAGCGACACCTTTAATATTTTCTGCTCTTGCAGTCATATCACCTTTAAATCTAGCGCCAGTTCCTTTAGCTTGAATTAATAAACTTTCATTAATTAATTCTGTTTGATCCATTTCTGCATTGAAATCTGCAATCACTAATTCAGTTGCTTGATTATATTTTAGGTCTAGCAAAGCAAGATAAGGACTGTCGCCTGCTCTTATCTCTGCACCTGAAGCTAAAGCATTCACAAACTGATTTGAATAATCTTTATTAAACTTTCTAAGTAGTAAAGGCTTTGTGACTTGATTATATGTCTTTCTATTAATCTCAGCTTTCTTTCTAGCATAAGCTGCTTGTTGATAATAGACTGATTGATTGTATTGTCCGATTGCCTTAGCTGATTGAGCTGCAGCAAAATTACCTATAAAACTCATAAATATATTCTCGCCATTCTGTAATAATCTGTTTTGTCAGGTCCGTATGCTTTCATAAGACCTTCGTTTTTAAATCCTAAAAATTCTGCAAATCTAACTCCGATTTTAAAATCAGCTTTGACTGCAGTTTGTAATCGCCAAATTTTATTATTAGCGCAAAGTAAATCTGTTCTTTCACGAATTAATCGTGCTGCTTTAATTTTGTTTTTAAATATTCTTTTGCTTGAGATAACCCAGCCTTCAGCACTTCCCAACCAAGTTGGAATAATACCGCCACTACAGATAGGAACATTATTGTCCAGTAAAGTAAAAGCGAGACCAGCCATTGCAAAGTCGATCCTATTTTCTTTAAAGCTTGCATCTATATCCATTAATTTATCGTTCAATCCAAACTCAATCATTTCGTCACCGTGCTGAGTATTGTAAGGAACTATTCGATAATTATCCGTCACTCGTCACAACTGTTGGATAGATAGCCAATACAGATAAAGGTAAAGGCTGATCTTGTTTTACAAATATAAATCCGTCCGTGTTGTAATCGTCTCTAAATTCTATTTCTTTGTCACCAGCCAATAAAGTATCAACTGGATTGTTCATTTGACTTGATGTTGTTCTAAATGGAATAGTTTCTAAGTTAGATAAACTTGGTCCAACTTTAACTCCAACTGTTTCAAATAATCTTAAAACAACTTTACTAATTCTTTTTGTTTTACCTTGCGATGTTCCTTCAGCAGCTCCACCTTCAATACGCATTGTTTGAAGTACGCTATCATAAGCTAATCCTACAACTGCTTTAGTTGTGGATCTGTCTAAAGTTATTTGACCACTCGATACAACTTTGTCGGCGTGAGTTGCACCGTCCGCTAGGACAGAAACGGTTTGACCTTCCAAGTGAGCTAATCCTGATAGCGTTGTCGTTGCCGAACCTGAGTACGTAAGATGACTATCAGCAAATCTAAAATCTGTTGCATCAGTCTCATCAAAGTCAAAAGGAGCAAAAGCTTCTACATATCTTTTAGTAGCTCCATTAATAGTTCTTTTGACTATTACGTAAAAATCATCCTCAGTTAATTGTCCTGAAATACTTGCAACGCTTTCTACTACCCCATAACCAGTAGCAGTAGATCCAGTTCCGAAAGTTCCGCCTAACTTATGTCGATGCCAAGCAATTACTGCTTCAGATCTTTGATAAGTTAATCCAGCTAAAATTCCGTCATCACGTACACACCATAAAATACTATCAGGCTCTTGCTGATAAGCCATTTCATTAATACCTGATTTAGTCACAATATCATTTAAGATTGTAAGGTCAGGTGCTACGTAGCCGTCTGTATCGAAGTTATAACTTAATTCTCTAATTTTTCTTTTTGCTTTTTGTAAAAACAATATTGAGTTTCCTGCAGGTTGAGCATCAACATTTGCAGTTCCATAAGAACTTTGTTTTTTAATTACAATATTTGTTGGTGTGATTGCTGCATCTGTTCCATCAGCAGATACTGTAAACTCACCACCTGAAGTTCCAACAAGTAAAGTTCTAACAGATTTTAAATATCTAATTCTATTAACTTGGTTTGAAGCAATCGTATAAACCATTGCATCATCTGCATTTGTACCAGTCGTCATATTTTCGTAATCACCTGATTTAGAAAAATATAAAGTTTGTGGTTCAGCTAAAGTTCCTGCAAAAACTAATCTTTGTTCAAAGAAAGATACGCAGGAAGGATGTCCTGTAGTTCCTGAGAACGCTCCAAGTTTCCAATCTGTCACTGCATTTGTATTATCAAAATCATCTTGAGTTGTAGCAGCAACAACGGTTGCAGATGTAAATCCTGTAATCTTAGCTCGACCGTTAGAAAAACTAACTAATCTACCAACATCTGTTGCAGCAAAGGTACTAGCTGAAGCAGTTATATTTACGCTGCCACTTGTTCCTGACGGAGTAAGTGTAGTCGATGTTGCGTTTGGACTTAAGTAAGGTCCGTCTGTAAAATCTATTTCTGTTAAGGTCCAAGATGTATGTCCAGTTCTAGCAAGCTTACGAGCTGCGTGATTAGGATGACAGATATAAAGTACGTCAGCTGACTGAGCAAATTTAATTTCAAACAATTCAGCTTCTAAATATGGAGTGGATATTTCAAAAGCAGATCCGCCTGATTGGACCTGACCTTTATCTTTATAAACTCTCATATACTGATTACCAAACTCAAGTACGTAAGTTTGTACTGTTGAAAATTCAAAAGGTATTAATCTTGTTTTCTTTGTACTATCTTTTACTTCAGCAATAAATTGAGTTCCCACTCTTCTAGTTGCTGATCCTTGAGGATGTATCAAAAAATTTTCTAAAGTTTTTGCTCCAGTGTTATACTTAGCAAAGTCAGTTCGTCCGTCTAACTTAGCTCCAAGTTCACCTGAAACAAAACTTGTTAAAGCAAGTGTTGTTCGTGGCATTATAATCTCGCGTCTGTAAATTCGCTGCTCTCTACAGTTCCTAAACTGTTTTCAGTAGCATCAATAAATCTAGCTTCTCTTAATCTTTCATCAGCAGTTGCTTCATAATTTTTAGCAAGTGTTGCATTATTTGTAATAGCGTAAGCAAGATCAGCTGCTATAGCTGCTGCCAAAGCTTCAACTAGATAAGTGTCATATTCGTTAGGATCTGTAATCTTAGCAATATAAACTAAAAATACTGTTCCTTCGTCTGTTTTAATTTTACGTCCTTCAACTGCATAATCTAAAGAAGATGCAATACTATCTGTAGTTCCATTGTGAATTTTTAAAACTCTTAAGCAATCACTTGGTAAAGTAAATTGATTTGAAAATTCTACTACTGGAGCTGAGCTATCTTCAGCTAATTGAACTCTTTTAGTTAAACAGTTCCAAGCGTGAGATCTAAACATTCTATCTCTAATAGGTTCATACCTTTGATTGCATAAACGAGCGTTTTTACTATCCTCTGTTAATTGTGTAATTGTTGAAGCTCCTAATAAATTTAAAGCTGAATTACAAATATCTACTACTGATGCCATTATATTTTTGCTCCTATTTCTCTACATTCAAATTTGATTACTAATTTTTGTTTTTCTATAA